TGTGATTGATACTCTGCTGTAACAAAAGCATTACCGTAGTCTATATAGTCATACAGGAGCTTAGAGACTTCCTTACGGAACTTACCACCTCTAATCTTGTTCTGCATGTAGTCAGTGATGCCTTGAGCTTTCTTCTTTAGTGCTGCATCTTGGTCATATGCTTCCCACTTAAGCCAATCATCATTAGGGAATAAAGCACTCAGGTAGTTTGAGTGTAGGTTATCTCTAACTTGACATAGTTTAGGTAGTGTTGTTGTGTTACTCCAAGGGAGTGAACTGTTAGTTGTTGTACTTGTATCTGTTGCAAATGTGTAATCACGTTGCTCTTTCCACAACTCAATTCGGTCACGCATTTGGTCTTTGTAGCGACTCCACATGTCAACGATATGACTTGTTTCCTCATCACCACCCATTAAGCTTCTCAGCTCTGCCACTTTATTCGACATTATCTAAGCCCTCCAAAACGGCTTCTGTTTAAATTTACTACATTCCCCAATATCTCGTCTTTGTTACGAGTGTGCTTAGGCTTTATGGCTACCTCAACGGCTGATGCAAGGGCATCTTTTAAATCGTCATGTGCTGGCCTAGCTAGGACAAGTTCTTCTTCTAATATGTCCGTATAGCCCCCTTTAAAGTGGAGTATGTCTTGGTTCTCATACCTGTGCTCTAAGGCTGATGCTATACGTTCTTCTTTCTTACCTTCATGTCGATTAGGACTGTGCTCATCTATAACTAGACGTAAGCCCTCTTCCCTAATCTTATCCTTAAGGTCTCTTGCTATAACTGCTTGTGCTACAGTTACCTCAGCACGTAGGCGTTTAAAGGCCCACTTACTGTGTAGTCTAACTATAGCATCAAAGTAGGTTTTAATCTTATCAGTCTTAAACCTGTCCATATCTAGTACATAGATTCTGTTGTCAGCATCTATCCCTATAACCACAATGGCTGTACTATCCGCTTTCTTGTTTAGAGAGAACGCAAAGTCAATTGAGGCGTATATGTTAAGCTTGTTACCTTTGTAGGACCACTTACCAGCAGACTCTTTTAAATGCTTCCTATCCCCATAGATAAAGCCATCTCTGTGTATTCTGTTAGTGCTTTTATCATTCGGGTCATTATAGTATTGAGCATGGAACTGAGTTTTATCAGAGTATTCGGCTCTAATACGAGATAACACACGAATATCAAAGCCAAAAGCTTTACCATCGTCCCGAACAGCCCTAGGCCAAATAAATAGATTATCCTCTTCAACCTTATACTCCTTAATGTCCCACACTGGGCTAAATGCCACTATGTTATCTTCATCATCAAACTCTTCAAACTCTTGCTTACGCCAAGTGTCATAGATGTCTGTGGGGTGGTAACGTGTACCACAGGCCATAGTAAACCCACCAGCATTACGGATAGAGGTGAACTGAGAAGACTTCTTACTAACGGACTCTCTTCCGTCTTCAGTGTAGGCATTTTCTGGGACAACTAAATCGTCTGCTATTACTACATCTGCATGCCAGCCTGTTGTGTTGGTTGTTAGACCTGCTGTTGCTATTGTAGCATCTCGAATGCCTTCTTTCTTTCTTCTCTCGTGGTCTACGCTCATTTTACGCTGAGACCATTTCTCTCTCTTACCCTCTTGCGGATTGATATACTCTGGGAAGAACCTGCGGTACACGTCACTCGCCAAAATGTTCTGTACAGCGTACAGTTGGGTTTCTGCTAAATCTGCTGTTGCAGATACATATAGTATAGTAACTTCTGGGTGGCGTGTAATGAGCCATGCAGCCCATGTAGCAACCATATGACTCTTAAGGTGAGCACGAGGTAACATTATTAATTTGTTAGCTGTAATGCTCTCTCCTTTGCCATATAGGGTGTATTCCATCATCCACTTGTATATGTCCATGTGTAGTTGTCCATAGACATAACCTTTGTTTACTAATCTAGCAAAGGTAGGGAGGTCTGCTATTGCTTTCTCCCGTACCTCTTGTGCCTCTTTAGGCATGTTCTTTAGCTTTTTCTTAGCTTCTTCTAACC